CTCAGCAAGTGTCAGGGTAACCTGGCTGTCTGAAAGAGCAACAGTAGATACGTCGCTTGTCTCAGTCAGTGCAGAAGCCTGAATTGCTAGGTCGTTAACGATTGTGAACTTTACCGATGAACCAGGCATTGCTTGGTGCGTAGGCTGAACATCAGCGGCTGCATCGAAGTAAAGTTCTGGACGAAGGGCAAAGTATGCCATGCGGTCATAGGCGGCTTGAGAGAAATCAAGCGTACTAGAACCTGTATATGCGTCAACCATTGTGGTTAACTCCTTTTCTTTAGTGGTTTAAGTTTTTAGGCTTAGAACGCACCGCGAGAAGAATACATTCCGAGTTTCTGCCCAGAATCACCTTCAACGATTCTCATGACATCTTCGGGGGTCTTCGCTTCAGCAAGGGCATTTAGGTATTCCTGCTGGGGGTCTGGCATTGCGCCTGTAGTCCCAATAGTCGCACCCTGCGCTCTGCGTAAAGCCGCAAGTTCCGAGTCATCTGATGATGTTTCTTCTGAAGCCTGGATAATGCCGTACTCCTGGGCTGCTGCACGAATCGCTTCTTGTGAAGCCTCTCCGTCATAAGCCTTGCGGAATAGTTGACCTAATCCTGAATCTGGAATCCCAGCCTTTGAGAATTGAACTTCACGCTTCTGCGTTTCTAATTCATTTCGCACTGACTCTAATTCCTTACGAGCCTTCTCTGCTTCACGCAACTGCTTCCGAATATTCGGGTCTAGCGGTTGACGCTCTTCAGTTTCAACTTCGTCAAATTCATCATCGTATGCCATGTAATCGCTCCTTGCGGTACGCACTTTACCAGAGGTTAATAAAGCGGCTAATTTTCAGCATTGTTGTACGCACCTGGGGCATGCCCTCCCAAGCGGGTTAAATAGTTAGCGCACCTACGGCCACATAGGGCCAACTATCTATGAACATTGTATCACTTAAGTGAGTAATGTTACGTTCTTGCGGAACCTATTCCGGTTACTCCCTTGTTAGTTTCCAAGTATCCACCACCTTTTTCAAACGGGGCGGCTGCGGCTTGTTCTGCCCTAGCAACTTGAACCTGCTCGGCTGCCTGGTTAGTTCCACCAAACCCTGCCAGTTGAGACCCGATAAGTTGAGTGGTATTAATAGTTGGGGTTCCAGCACCTGGAGCAGATTTAATAAGTTCCTCGTCACGGCTGGCTGTCAAAAGCGATTGCTCAATTTGGCTAACCCCGTAACCCAGTGGCTGGTTGCCTGCTGTGGCAGACAATTTAGCCATGTCAGCAAGTTGAGTAAATCCTTCGGCTGTAATACCACTGTTCAAACCCACGCGCTGAGCGTAATCCTGTAGACCGGCTGATGCCACCTGACGTTGCATGACGGGTAAAGCGTTTTTAGGATTAGCGTAGTAAGCCATAAGGTCACTGTGGTTAACACCGAACTGATTAGCCAAGATGTTTTTAACATTCTGGTCAGCGCTAGTTACTGCTGAGTAAATGTCCGATACGCGCTGTTGGTATTCCACTGGTGAAACGTTGCCTTTAATAAGTTCACCTATTTGTGCCTGTGATGGCATAGGTGCACCAAATTGGGTTGCAGATTGTTTGATTTGGTCAGTGTAAGTCATGTACTGGTTTTCAGTCATGTGAGTAGCACCTGGGCTACTGTTGTATTCAGCAAGTCCAGGAAATGCGTCATTGTATGCTTTGGTCTTACGAATCTGGTCAATGATTTCGTTAGCGTTTTTCATACCAGCAACAGCAAAACCGTGAACCATTTTGGCTATTGTTGGGCTATCAAGTCCCCACGAAAAAAGCGTGCTGTCAGCAGAAGATTCTGCGTCGTACATTGCAGTCTGACTAGCACCAAGAAGAACTGCATTGTTACCAGAAGCAAGTGCTTTTGCATCCGCAGACAGAACTGCTTGTTGCTTAGAGTAGTTAATAAGGTTAGGTACATTAATGCCACCTAGGTTTCCACCGTTGAGTGCAAGTACACCAGCAACCGCTGTAGCGGCTGCGCCTACTGATGAGAAGGCGGGGTCACTAAGACCTGAAAGACCCATAACAGCCTGAAGTACATTTCCAGGCATGTTTGCGCCACTGAGGGCACCACGTAAAGCATCTTGAATAGGAATGGTATTTCCATTAGAGTATGAAGAAGGAAGGTTTAGTACCTTTCCACCCCACTGCTTTGCCAAGGCTGCTGGTATGTTGTATGGCTTTGCCATAAGTTGTGCTTGTGTTGGAAGGGTTATCGTTCCAGAAGAGCCAGAAGTGCCACTTGTTGGTAGACCCAGTTGTGCTTCTAGTTGTTGTACCGTAAGTTTTTTAACCATTATTGGTTTCCTCCAAATCCTTCGTTAATTGCATCAACAACTTGCTTAAGGTTACGTTGTCCGTCTGGTGTTTGTAGCCAACCAAATGTTGGTTCTGACTTAAGGTAACGAGTCCATTCACTTAGGCCCATAGGCGCAGGTCGTCCTGTCTGTGGCTCAACGCCACCTGACAATGCCATAGCGTGACGTGAGTCACCAATAAAGTCAGGCTCAAAGTGTTCTCCAAGAACACGCTTACCCACTTGACGGTATGGGTCAAGTAGGTACGCGGTAGGAATGCCTGCTTTAATCTGTGGTGCAAGCGTTGGGTACAGACCCTGGGCTACCGTCTTGACGTGTTCCTCAAAGGCTTTAAGGGTGTCGTCAGAAGTACCATCTGATGTGCCGGCGATGTCATGTAAAGTTTGCTCACTAAACGGGACGTGGTAGTTATGTGCAATGGTACGCATTGTGTCAACCGCTGAGTTTGGCTTTGGCATGACCGGTGCTTGTGGTTCTGGTGCTTTTGCTTCTACAGGCTTGCTTTTAGTGGCGGCTAATGATTCCGCTGCTGTTAATGGTGCTTGAGCACTAGGCATTGTGTCTGTCATTGTTGTTCCTATTTAGTTGGTATCTTTGATAACACTGATGAAAGAAGGTATTCCTGGTTTTTAAACATTGGATTTTTGGACCAATCAATGCACTGCTTGTACCAAGAATCTGCTGCTTGGTAGGCGGCTGAGCCATGGCCTGCCAATGTTAACGCCGTTACTTTTTGAGCAACAGCGGTGTATTGATTAAGAAGGTACGTTAATTTTACCACGTTGTCATTTCCAACAGCCTTTTCTGCACCGTTCCATTTAACAAAATCTTGTAATTCACGAATAACTTGTGCTTCTTGGCTCTTCTTGGTTCCACCAAATGACGAGTTGTTGTACCAAACTGAGTTCCAATTGTTTGAATACCACTGAACCATTGCCTTGAGTTCCTTTTGACCGGCAGAAGAAATGGTGTTTTTATCGCTACCAGGACGGTCCCAAGTACCAAACTTTTTGTAGTAGTAAGGTTCAAGAAATTTGTAATAGTAGTCATTACCAAGTTGAGTAAGCAATGCTTCTTTGTACTGTTCCATTGATGATTGTTGGTTAATACCTGCTGTTATTAATGCTTGGTGTGCGCCAGGTGTATAACCGGTGTTTCGTGGTGTCATAACAGCCATAAGGTTAGGGAACTGAATTACTGCGCTTGGGTCTCGATTCCAAAGTTCCATAAACGAAACGTTCTCAGGGAACCTTGCACCTTGACGCTTTGGAGCAAGGTCAAGAATGTTGTATGGGTGTTCCTTTGACCATTTCTCTGAACCATCCATAAACGTGTATGGCTGACCTGTTGTTGGGTCTACTGAGTTCATAATTTTTTGAAACTCTGCGTCTGCAGAAAATTTGTCCTGAACACTTAATGCCGCAGGAGAACCAAAGCCAATTGCAGCCTTAACAACGTACATAGTTAACGCAGCCATGTGAGCCTTGTTCATAATGTCAGTCCACTTGTTACTCTGCATAAGTTTGGTCATCTTCATGTCAACGTACGCAGCAGAAAGCATTTCCTTTGTTTGCTCGTCAACGCCTTTCCAATCCATAGAAGCATTAAGTTCGTCATAGAACATTTTGCGTGAAGCGTCCATGGCATCGTTAACAACACTCATTTGAATTGATTCAATGGCACTGGTGTGCTGAATTTTAGAGATGTCTCCGACTGTACCAATAACGTCGCGAACCAATGTCGATGGAAGAACGTCACTGAAGTAACCTGAGTTAGCAGAAATTTTTCCTAGAAATCTTTCAAGGAACTGTTGGTAACCAGGATGCTCAATAAATGCTTTACCAATTAACTTAAGTGGAATAGTTACTAATGGTCCCCATGAAGGCGTTGTTATATCGTTAAAGATTCCCATGCCTGCTTCTCCACCCGTAGGAATAACCGAAGAAACAGAACCTTCTGACATTGAAAGACCAAATCCTAGGTTTTTCATTAATGCTGCTTCTGATGGGTTGAACCCAGTACCAAGGTTCATACCCACACCAGCAAACATGTTAAGAAGAAATTGACTTCCTGGGATTGCTAACGATGGTGATGTTCCGTCCTTAGTGTTAATGCTTACATAGTTAGTTACACCAAGGCACATTTTTAAGTAGCGTTCAAACGCACCTGGGTCGTCTTCAAAAACTCGTAACGAACGTCGCCATGCTTGATTTTGTGCAAAGTAAAACGGTGCTGCAACACGAATGTTGTTTTCAAAATTGGTACGCTCCATTGGGTTGTGGACGTACTTTTTCATGTTGCGAAGAGCCTCGTTGTCAGCCATGACTTCTGCTTGGTCAAGGCTTATAAGGTTTTTGCTAACCATGTCGCGGATTCCGCCCTCCATGGCTAAGTGATACTCAAGAAGGTAAATAGGCTCACGAACAAGTGAGTTAACAATTTTACCAAATACCTTGTCGTGTCCAAAGTTAGATATTTCGTTAAGAAAACTTCCATCTGCTAAAGCGTCCCAACGCTTGTAGTCTTGGAATCCACGAGCAATAATGTCACGAGGGTGAGACTTGCCCATGTCAACCAATTGTTGTGCAATCTTTGATGGCATTTCAATTTCGCCAGTAGTTACTTGACGAATAAACGGCTCATGAAGAATGTAACCTTCACCCTTAATACCACTAACAAGACCTAGGCCATCTGATACCAATGCACGTGCCCAGTCTGCTTTTGGACCAGTAGTCCATGATGCTCGTGTTGGGTCAAGGCTAGTTCGATAACTTGGGTCAAATAGTTCCCAACTGTTACGACGGAAACGGTTAAGTGACTCTTCGCTGTAAACGTTCTTTAGACGGTCATGAGCAGCGTATTCCAAACGCTTCTTTAGTTCTTGCCATTCAGCAGGAGTGTAGATGTGGTCTGCACCGTTTTCGTCTAATGCTTTTTCAATGTCACGCATGACATCCCACTTCATAGGTGCTACGTCGTATTGAGCACGGTGGAATGCTTCGTGCAATGCAGTAGCCATGTTCCGACCATCAGCAGTAACAAACTTAGGTGTACGGAATGTGTGGTGCTGAACTGCGTTACCTTGGTCGTCTACACCGTAGGTGTACTCACGTGCAGCCTTGTGGAATAATTCAGGCTCAATAAGGCTTTCTGCTTCGTGCACGCCTCCAGGCAAGTGACCGTTGTGGCGCATGATAACGCTAGTAAAGTCATCAAGCATGCGGTACCACTGGTCTTGGTTAATGCCATTAAGAAGACCACGCTCAACACCCATAAGAGCACCAGCAAACATGTCACGTACTGGCTTAGAACCTGAGTGAAGTACGTTTACAATAACGTCCATTGCTTGTGAAACAGTTGACTTAATTAAGTCTTCTTCATTACGCTGCTGACCATTCTTGCCCCATTTACCAAAAACACGCTTTGGCATCTCTGGTGTTGAGTAGTTAGTGCGCACTGCATCAGTAAGATGCTTACCTAATGGTTCACCCATCTTTAGGTCTGCAATTTCTTTTGCTTGTGCTGCAGTCCAATTTGATTCGCCATTACTTATGTTTCTACCAATAAGTCGGTGGTAAGGGAATGAATCAAAGCCAACAGCACTTTCCACTGATGCATTGTTTTCAGCAGCAATTTTTGCTATTTCGTATTGAAGTGCGGTTCCTGCTCCTGCGTCATTTGGCAACGAACCAAGCCAACCAACTGATATGTACTTGTCGGTTCCAACTTTTTCTATTCTGTATGAAAACGCAGCAACTGCATTGCCTTGTGCATCGTGAGCAATTATTCCGTTGTAGCCATCATCTTTAATTTGTTTAATAGCAGTTCCAAAAGCAATGGCTCGTTGTGAAGTTCTACGAAAACTTTCAACTCGCAATGCTTCTTCGTTTGTAAAATCATCAATGGCTTTATTTGCTTCTGCGTATCCTGCTCCTGGATTGTTTTTTACGTAATCTTCTATAAATTTTGAAGAAGCCTCTCCATGTGCGCGACTTGCTTCTTGTGCAATTAGACGGGCTTCGTCGAAAGCCATGTCTAGGTCACGTACGGTTGATTCAGTAAGAATAGACCTATATGTGCCATTGTCAACCATTAACTGCTGAATAGTTCCACCAGATTCATTAAACCGTTCTGTTTGGTGACGAATAAACCTAGCACCAGCAGACAAGCCAGCATCTCGTGAAAAATCTTTACCTGTACCACCTGTGTAAATAAATCGTTTTTGGCGTGGTCGTGGGTCAAGTGCGTAGACAGAGTATTGGTTTCGTTCTCTACCAGCAAAAAGTGCTTCTGCTTCATCGTGAATGTTCTGGGATACTTCTAGGTGAATCTGTCCAGTGTCTGGGTTGTGCCAAACACCAAGGTAGTGGTCACCTTTTTCAAAAAGGTCTTTGTTAACGTTGTAGTAATTTTTAAGAATTTGTTCTGACTTAATTGGGTCTGAGAAATCTTCGACGCTTGGGAAGATGGTTATTCTGTTGCTGTGGGCAACCATGAAACCCTCGGTAGGCGTAGTGCCATCTGGCAACTTAATTGTCATTCCACCGTCTGGTTCTCGAACAGCATTAAAGATGTGAGCAGCGGTTGACTTAAATACTTCGTCTCGTTTAGCAGCGGCTTCTGCGGCTACTTTCTCAAGGTCTTGCCCACGAACAGCGTGCTTGGCAATTGAAGTTGTTAACTTGGCATCAAACAATGCCATCGGGCCAAGACGGAATGAGTTAAGCGCATATTCAGAAAGAGCAACACGCATAGACCAACCACCCGAAAACAACGCCATAGGAACGAACGTTTGGCTTAGAAAACGGTTTGCTCTGTCAATGGTGCGTTGACCTACGTTGAGGTAAGCCTTACTGTAGTTTTCAGAAAGTTTTTTCTTTTGAGCCTTCATGCGGTTTGTCAAGTCTTCTTTGATTTTTTCCTGAAGTAGCATTTGGTCTGGGTAAAGTTCCTTAGCGTATTTATCTGCTGCTTGGCTTATCTGCTCATCTGTTAGACGTGGGCTCTGAACCTGAATAGCAAGTTCACGTTCAAATTCTTTGAGTGCTTCTAAGTGACCGACGTTCTTGGCAAATACTCCATCAACAAAACCAAGGCCATTCATTCCACCAAGGTCATTGTTAGGGTTTGCTACCCATTCATCAAAATACTTCTCCAAATCCCTAATAGAAATACGAACATAATCGTAAGCGTTAACCCATTTTTGAACATCAGTAGAAACTTGGTCTTTTTCAATTTTGCGAATTTCTTTTGTGATGTCTTCAAAACTGTTTTTGTAAGACTCTTCTACAAGCCCACGAGGGTCGTAATCTTCGTTATAGTATTCTTTTAAAGTTTCTAATGTACGGTCAGAGAACCGTGCAGCCTTAGAAGCCAAATCACGAATGCTTGCATCTTTGTACAAAGCAGCGTTTTCGAGTGTTTCACGGCTTAGGGCAGAAATCTTTTCCACTAAACCAGCAGTTGCCTGAGTGTTGTCAAGCAACAGACTCATCATTTTCTTTTCAAAGCCTTTGAATTGGCGTGGGTCAAATAAATGGATAGCACCTAGGTGGTCTGCATCAAGACCAAAAAATCCAGTAGAGTTAGGATTTTCTGGGTCAACTAATTCTGACATTGAATTGTTTTCACTACCGTGTGTGTAGACACCCTTGCTTCCACCACCGTTGTATCCCCAGAAATTTGAAACAGTTTCTCTTAGCGTTTGGCGAAGTGGGCCAATAAGATTGTGGAATGTACTTCCTGGAATAGCACCGACAAGACGGTTTTCCAACATGCGTATGTCTGAGTTAACAAGTACCTTAAACCAGTCGTCGGGGTTCTTAGTGTGAATAAGGGCGTTACCAATAGTCTTGGCATAAAGTTCTGATTCTCCACGAATACGAAGAAGGTTTTGAATTGCGCGAACACCGTCCATTGTTCCAGGAATAATTTCCTTTGAAACATACTTTTGAGCAACTGGGTCCCACGCCATAGGACGTGCAGCCAAATTGCGAGCAAAAAAGCGTTCTGCTCGGTAAATAAAATCCCAACCTGATTGTTTTCCATTAATGTAACGACGAAGCGTTGCCATTGAACGAACACTTGTGTCACGAACAGAGGCTTCATAAACGTCTGAAGGTGCAATGTCTACACCGGTGTCTTTTTCTACTTGTGCTGCAACCTTGATAAGTGCTTCGTATGGAAGTGGGAGAAGTTCTCCAACAACACCACGAAGAAGGCCAAAGCGTTCAATCATTGGGTCACGAAGCGCAGCCTTGGTTACTTTCCAAAGACTTAATGTTGGAAGTATGCGCATTGTTGAATTACCAGCGTCAACAGCATCGGCAAAATAAGTCATTACTTTACTAATGCTATTAGCCGCGCCTACTTTACGAAGTAAGTACTTACCCGCTTCGCCTTCAAACATTCCTGGAAATGCTTCGTTAATTGCTTGAGCATCGTGCTCGGCCATAAACTTAAATGAACGCATAGTGCGCATTGAGTTAACAGCCTTGGTGAATACGTCCGCTCCCGTACGTACGCCTAGGCCATCGCCAAAAAAACGCACCATTGAACCAGCAAAACCTTCGGCACTGCGTGCTGTTTTACCTAGCGAACCAAAAAAAGCAAATGGGTCAGATGCAACGTAATTAGAGTAGAGGTCAATACCGCCAGATGTAATGTTGTAAAAAGCGTTGTCTTTGCTCATTAAATCATTAGCAACTGATTGACCAAAACTACCCATTGAACGACCGTATTGGTCTATGGCACCGTTTGTTGTGTCACGCCATAGTGCTGCAGTTTCTGGTGAGCCTTGTGCCTGTGCTGCTATAGAAGCGTACAAAGCCATAGCGTTTGCTGTGTTTCCGTTATTTGCCAAAGCACGCATTGCTCCAAAAGGTAAACCTACCGTTGGCTTTGCCACTGTTGAAAAGAATTTGTACATTCCTCTACGTGCTGCACGCATGTTTTCAGTTTTAAGGTTAAAATTTGCTTTGGCTTGTGCGGTGCGCTCTTCTTTGCTTAGTTGTCCTGCTTTAGCACGAGACGCAAAGTCTTCTTGACGACGTGCCAATGCTTCTTTAAGTAACGAAGATTCTTCTTCAGTCAATATTTCTGATTGTTCTTTTGTACCTAGTTCAGCAATAATTTTTTGGTCAGCAATTGCTTGACTTGAACTAGCCATTTGCATTCCGGCTTCATCTACAATTTTTAAAGCAGCATTGTAATTAACAAGGTCTTCTGTTGTCATTGTTGCGCCGGTTTCAAACGCTGCTTGTGCGTTAGCAACAAAATCTGCTGCAGCATTAACCGATTCTGCAACACTTCCTGCAGCAAATGCTCCGCCACCTGCAAGAGATGCAGCAATGGTAGGCATTAAATGTCCAATTGTGTAACCCCAGCCTTTGCGTTGTGCCATTGACATCATGTACGCGCCAGTGTGACCTAACATTGCAAAAATGTGATTAGGCTCTAATGCGTAGCCAAGGTTGTTTAATGTTTGGTTTGCTTCGTCAAAGTTCTTTTTGTAGTTGCCAAGACCTGTAGCCCATTGACCAGCACCTATTAGATACTGCTCTCCGGTAAGAAGAGTACGGTTTACTGTATTAACAGTTCCCTTAATTAACTGATTAGTTCCCGCTACCTCACCCTGTTGAACGTTGGCTGCTGTTTGTGCAAATTTGCTATTTGGGTTTATGTTTGCTAATACTTGGCCAGAGCCAGGAACAGCAATTTGTGTAGCAACAGCACCTGCTGTATTTAGAATTGAGTCGCGGTGGTTAAAGATGTTCTTTGCAATTTGGCTAATTGAATCCCAAAAGCCAAGTGAATGGCTGGCTGAGTTAGCCTGTTTTTGGATAATGTTTGGCGCAGAGCCAAGAGCAGTTAAAAATTGTGTTGCGTTAGCAATTACTTGTGGGTGAAGATTGTTCTGTGTGGCAAACGAATTAAGAGTGTTTGGGTCACGCAGTAGCGCAGGGTTGCCTTCTGCCAACGCAGCAAGTTTTTGTTCGTTATTGTTGCTAAGTGAAGTGTAAGCGTTTCTATCGTTAACGCGTTGGTTTTGTTGTTCTGCGGAAAATGCGGGTATTTCTCCAGCCATTAAAGTCCTAACATTCGTGCGGCATCAGCAATGTTCATTGTAAGTTCAGAACCCGATGCATCAGCGTACGCTGCAAGTTGACGACTCATGTTGGAACGTGGTGGCATCATTGCTTCTGGTCCAGGGCCAGGGCCAAATGGAAGACCTGCAGTAACTGGTTCTGCTGGTCGGTTAGTTGCGTCAAGGTATGGAAGCGAGCCTGGTGCAACTGCTGGCCTAGGTGCTTGCGCTGCTGGGGCCGGTGCCGCAACTGGTGATTCTCCCATAGGTACAGCACTTTGTGCTTCACGTTGTTGTGTTTGTTTTCCATACGCTTGTCCTGGAACGGTTGAAATAGGCATATTTAAATCTGTACGGTTTCCGTACGCAGTTCCTGGCGTTCCTTCGCGTGAACCGCCTCTACCTTTACGTGGCATTTATTACACTCCCATTCCTGCTGATGCTCCGGCTGGAGCCATAGGTGCTCCACCAGGTGCTCCACCAGGTGCTCCACCTAACTGTGAAAGTAATGCTTGAAGGTCTGGTGCTCCTTGCGGTGCAGCAGTTGGTGTTGCTTGCACAGGGTTTTCAGGACCTACACCCATACCAGGTTGCATCTCTGGGCTTGGCTGTGGCTGTTGACCTTGCATAGCCTGCTGTTGCTGTTTTTGAGCAGCCTGTGCTTTTTGAGCCTGTTCCTGTTGCATTTCCTGGTGAACTTCATCAATGGCATCTTCAAGCGTCATGTGACGTTGTGCCTTCTTCTTTGCAATGCGTGCAATGATTGATGGGTCTAGTTGACCCTGTGCAGCCTGCTGTTCTAGTCCGGTAAGCAATGCTTTGCGAAGACCTTCGATTTCAACCATGTCGCGTTCGCGTATTGGGTCTTTGATTGATGGGTCCATAGTACGGGCTGTGTCGTTAGACATAATGCCCATACCTACACGCTGACCAATAGAAACGACCATAGCGTTAATGTCTGAGCCAGGCATTGGGTACTTAACGTACGAAAGGTCTGTTTCAAACGCTTCGTTTGGTGTGTAATCAGGGTTAGCAATCTTTCCGTCTGTACCAAAGAAAAACATACTTGGCTTTTTGCCGTAGTACGACTTCATAATTTTTACAGCACGAGAGTTTTCTAGTTCCATTGATGCGGCCATAATCTCCTGGTATTCCTGGAGTGGCATGTCAACTGCACTAGAAAGAACAGAAGCACCACGACTAGCAGTACGAATGTTTGTACCTGACTCTCCACCAAACTCCTGTGGAATGTTTGCACTGAGACGCTGTGCGCGCTCTAAGCGGTCAAGTGAGATACCAGCATCTTGTGTCTGCTGTGGGTGAACAATCTGAATCTGTCCCTTGTCCAAGATTCCTCGGATACCTTGCTTACCATCGGCTTCAACCACAATACGTGGGCTTGTTGGTGCGTTGGCAGGTGATACCACCCATTCATCTGGGAATACGTTACGGAACACTGCGATAGTGTTAAGTGCGTCCAATTTGGCTTCACGCTGGTACATACCAAGCATCTGGTCAAACTGACCCTGCAAGCGGTCAAGCGTAATACGTCCAGCAATAACTACTGGGCAAACTTCAGCGCGGTTAGGAATACGCTCTAAGATTACGTGTGTAGCAACACCTTTGTTTGGCTCTTGGCTAAACGGTGTTTGCTTTGGCCTTTCTGCACCAACAGCAACAAGAACTGTTTCTACTGCGTCAATGTATTCCAAAATTTCAAACATGTCGGTGTCAGACTTGTCACCACGGTACAGTGCACGTATTTGCGCAGGGTAGTTGTCCTTTAACCAACCAAGAGGGCGACGGTCAGCAAAGATGCAGTCCGATGGCTCCATGTTGTCTGGGTCAATCATTGGCGACGGGAATGTTGCCAGAGGGTTGCGTACTCGCCAGAATGGAATGTCACGCTTGTCATTAGGGTCAAGCGAAACAGGAGAAAGAGATACAGCAGACATACCGTACGCTGTAAGGTGACGAGCACGACGACGAACCTTTGTTGTCATCTTGTTCATGTTCCACCAACCGATGTTGGCTAGGCGACGGTCGTTAGCCTTGTTTTCAGAAATCTGAATACCATTACGAAGTGCTGGGTACTGAATGTCTGGAAGGACAGAAGCAACTCGCATGGCGAACTGGTCAATACCTTGAGCGATAAGGTTTGGAATGGCTGGTTTTTCTGCTTCGTCCAATTCCGGAAGTGGAACAATTACGTCACCGTTGTAATGGTCACGTACTTCTTGCATGCGTCGGAACATACCGCTACGTTGCATTCGACGTTCCTGGTAAAGAGTGACAATTTGGCCACTAGCCTTATCGTTGTCAGGTGAAAGAGCCATTTATTACCTCAAGTTCGCTAGTCGGGTATTTTTTACCCATGTTGGTCGCCATGCTTTCACAGACTGGGTTTGAGGCGCGTAAATGTTAGGAAGGTTCCATTCAAAGAACCATTCCGCCATAACGCAGTCATCGGTACGTCCGTGAGGATACCGAGTCACCTCATCTATTAATTTCATGGAGCGAGTTTTACCTTCACCCTTACCCATCAATCTTACACGACCAAACTTCCAATGTTGAGAAATCGTCGTAACACCGTAGTCAGCGTCTGATTTATTGCTAGTTGTGTTGTGGGGAATAACCTCTACACCACGCAGTTGTCGCCACCTTTTGAAATGGTCATACTGAAGTAGGAAACGTTGAGCGGCGTTTTGTTCGACCACCCAAACTTGGATTGGAAAGCCCAAAGATTCGCTTAAACGTTGCCAATCCTCCATGATTCCAATGAATTCACCGGTGTTGTAGTTGTAGTCCAGGAACTCTGGGGCTTCCATCTTGGAACGAACTAAGTCCATAAGGAAACGTTGTTTTGACTCAGGGTGGTATACCCAGCACTGTACAGACCAATACATGGTAGGAGATGGGTCAGCGGTGGCTACAACGATGCAATCTCGTGGGCTAATGCCTGGTGGTATCTCCCAGCGGTCACGGTCTTTATCTATGCACCCTGGGTTGTCACCGTGCCCATAGACCCATTCATTGCGTACAAGTACTTCGTCTAACGCCAGGTCTTCCTGCTGGTATACAACAGCAAAGCGTTCTCCTCGGTTGGACATAAGGTTAGAAATGTCTCGCCATCCGAGACGGCGCGGGTCCAAGAGACACCCTTCGGGGTAAGCAGGAGCCGTGCGCTTGTGATTATCCGGTAAACACTTTTCTTCATAGTGAGCCTTATAGAGTAGATGTTTGTACTTCTTGTCGCGGCGAAGTTCTGCCAGTTCTTCTTCTGATAGTTCGTCCAGTGCTTGTTCGGCCTCATCGTCCAGAGGCTGCACCATGTCTAAAGCAAAGCGATAAAGGTCATCAGGAGCAAGACGCTGACCAATAAGAGCAAGCATACCTGCAGGTTCAAGTCGGGTTTCTGCCACGTCTTGGTACCAGTCTTCCATTGCTTCTCGCATTTCTGCAGAACGGACTTTGCGAGGGTCCACAAGGTCGTCCCAGAAACAGCCATCGAAGCGTCCTCCGATGAAACCACTATCCATACCGTAAGCACTTAGTGTCGGCTCCTTTTCAGAAATAGCACCCATCTCTTCTGGTTGCATAACAATGAACGCTTCGTTAGTCCACAGTTCTTTTTCCAATGGCTTAAAGCGTCCAAAATCGTGAGCCATTGTAGTAACAGCATCCATGGCTTGGCCACGTGCTTTTAATTGGTCATCCGCTACTTCTGGGATAACACGTTCTAGTGAACGGCGCACACGCATAAGGTTTCGCTTGGCTAGGCTCATGGTCGCACTACCGGTCAAAAGTCGTGTAGAGCGGTTGCGGCAAATAATCCAGCAGGTGATGTCGTGAAGTAGAGTTGTTTTACCAGAACCAGGTGGCATGTTCATAACCACGTATTCTTTTTCTGGCGACTCAAGAAGTTCTACAAGTGCAATACCTGCTTCTTCTTGCCATGGCGTAGACACACGACCAAAGTATCGTTCACGGAAATAACCAAAATCTTCCAGTGCTAACTTGGCTTCGTCTGACAGATTGTCATACGCGATTGGGCCTGAAAGTTTGGCTTCTTTTTTTAACTCTCGGTAGTTACTGGCAGAACTATCTATGCCTTCGTCGGCACGTAGATTCTGGGCGGCTTTCTCCACGCGGTAGGCCGTGGCCTCCGAGAACTTCGCCTTGCGAGCACTTTCCGCAATAGAAAATCCCGCTGTGCGTGCTTCAAAGTACTTCTTTCGTTGTACTGGTGTTACAGCCATTTATGTGTGCAATGCGTCAGCAAGCAACCCACGAACCCTGTACCCAGGTACGTTTGAGTCACCGATGGTAAAGATGCCACCTAGTCCGTCGTTGTAATCCTTTACAGCAACAATTAGTACGTAGTCTTCGACTACTGGCATCTCCCACGGTGCATCACTTGGTAATTCCTCGTTTATGCGGTTGAGAAATTTGGGAAGGTTTTCATCAAGCCATGCTTTAAGTGACTGTTCGATTACTTCCCCGTGTGACATTATTTTGCTGTGTCCTGCTGAACCGAAGTCGCCGCCTGGTTCGCTAGGTGTGTAGCAAGAATAATGTTGCTTTCAAGGTTGCTCTTGCGCACGTAGTGCAAACCTTGCATGCATGTAGATGCTAGGACGCATATTGACGCAATAAGACCCTGTACCCCTGCTGGGATGTGAAAGCCTGGGTGAATAATTGCTAGTACTGCCCCTGCTCCTGTAAGGAGTGAGGTGATGTGTGGTGCATATGTTTTTTTCATAAACTTAAGCATACCATGAAAAATCCCCCCAGTCGTAACCGAGGGGATTTTTTCATAAGGAAGGGTAAAACTATGAGTAAGCGACCAATTGCCTACACACATAGTATACACACACTATTTGTGCGGTGGCAAAAAAAATTTAAAAAATCGCACCAAGGTGCAAAATTGCTCTAGGAGCGTGGCGTACCGTCCGCGTTCCAGAGAGCCTTATAGTCTCGTCTACGCTTTCTACGCCATTTAAGGCGAAGAGAGGTGACGGTATTATCCCGCCGGCGGTTGCGAAAAATCAAGGCCGCTTAGGTTTAGGTTTTGGCTTTACGGCTTTAAACTTAATCTTGGGGTCGGCATATTTGCGATTGGTGGTCTGTATGTCTTTTTCGCCGTGTTTGTTAAATGGTTGGCCGCAGCCACAAGTAGAACACATACACCAAGCATACACATAATAAACACCAAGGTGCGTAACATGTCGCGCAAAATGTGCTACTATGGATGTACCACCGGTGTGAGTGGTCGTGGGTGTAAGTCCCCCCCGAGTGTGAGTCTTCTGGTTCGAGCGTTATTGCTCCCAGGAGATACTCGCGGGAGTTAGCCGGTTAGAGCGGTATTCGGTCGAACACGCACCTCATGGATTTGTCCCTGGGAGTGAATTGTCGAGGCACATAGAACTCTGCCACAGACTCGCCTCGTGTTCATGACGGGATGGATGTCCCCTTCTAAGTATCTTCTTTTTACGCTTTTAAGGGTTGGTGATGCGGGGCAATTTGTAACCAAAAGGTGCAAACAAAAGATAGCGTTTTTGAAGGAAATGTAGTAGTTTTTTTGAAAGCATCTTTCTTCTTCTTCAAACCCCCTACAAATGTTTCCGCGGCCCTTGTGATAACCTGCACAAAGTATACGAAAAACCTGATGAGAATGACAGTTCACCGTAGAGCATATCCCTGTTCGCGTAAGAGAGGGGCTCGCGGCACATACCCAGTCAAAGATTTTCGTGAGATGCTGGCACTCATTAACTGAGACTGCCAGAATAAGGGAGCGAGATTAGGTAGCCTTGCTACTTGCAATCCCTACTGATACCTGCTAGGAAAATCCTGCGTATCAGCGTGCTAACACGTGAACACGTGCTGGTGAGCGCACACTCAACTCACCAACACGCGAACACATCACTTCATTACTTCAACAACTTCTTCCACGCGCGCTTGATGTCACGCACTGCACGCTTGCGCTTGATGCGACGCTTCGATGCACGCACACGCTTCTGCACGATGCTGATGCTCATTCTCCCTCCTCTATAAATGAATCAACGTATTGAATCAATCCATCAACAATGAATGTCGCTTCGCCCAATCGCTCTTGCTCAATCAGTGTCAACAACTTAATCAACTTGTTCTGAATGTAAATGACTTGCGCGGTGTACAACTCTGTCGTGTCACTCACTTGCTTCTCC